CTCTGAAATCTACAGTTACATCAGCCATCGTGCACCTCCCGGTGTTCCAGGCTGATTTCCTGATGATTATCATAGACAGCAGATACACCTGCAGATTTAAAATGCAGAGGCCGTCCTTGCCGTACCACATCAACATCAGCGCCTGCAGGTATATCGATTTCGGGAGACAAGAACAGCGTAACGGACTGTGTCATAACAGGAATGCCATCACCGCCGGTCGCGGGCAAATTCTTGTAAGAAATACGGCAAGGGTACTCCGCAGAGGTCACCCTTACCGTTTTTACAATTCCCGTATCTGGATCTATAGTATCCTTTTCTGTAATAATTCTGCATGTATCCGCATACAAGCTTTCAATTGCTTTTCTTGATCTTACCAACGCAGCCTTCGGAAGCATCCTAAATCACGCTCCTTTGTCCATAATGCAATCAGCGCATCCATCCTCTGTTCTGCCGAAGTTCCACCGAGCTCGACCGTCGTATCTCCCTCTTTTATGGATTTTACGACGTCAAGCTCATCAGCACTTAAAATAGCTGCCTTGCTCATTTGCATGAACCTGCCTGCTGTCATTTCATCTACAGTACGCTGCAGCTCATCAGGGATTTCTTTCAAGTTGCAGCTATTCAAAACGTGCTGTACTTCCCCTTGATAGATGTATTCCAGCAATACCATATCAGAATCTTTGACATCATACCCGGTCGCACCCTTAATGAGTATTTTTACATCGGCAATCATAAGAATTACTCCTTGATCAGAGAAAGGATATCGGCTTTTGTATCCGCACCGGAAATATCAATCCCGTTAGCTTCCGCATAATCAACAAGCTGCTGCTTGGTCATCTTATCCAGTGCAGCAGCACCATTATCAGCGCCATAGTCCTCATCAAGAACAAATCCCTCTTCGATTAGTTTCTCTTTCTGGAAATCGCTTTCTGTATACTGCACCTCATTCAATCTGGTTAATCTTTCCATGATTTACCTCCTTACGCCCCGGTATTAACCCATACACCAGCCAGCTTGTTTGTCGGAATCCAGAGATCATGGAATTTGCGGTAATCCAACTTCCACGCATCGGCCTTCTGATTCACGTTCGGTTCGAAGATGCGGATCTTGTCCGTCTTGGAAACCGCAATCGGTGCACGGCGGGCAATGATAATCCAGTTAATTCCTTTTGCAGCAGTATCCGGCTTAAATCCGCCTTTTTCCTGCCCGGTGGTTTTCCCATCATTGAATACATACGCCGTCTTCATGCGGGCGGAAGGTACGGAAAGAATCGGAATTTCATTATAGGTTTTTACCTTGGTAGTAATTGCACCGGCTTTAAAGTCCGCTGTATCCAAGTACTTAGTAATGTCTTTTGCGTTGTTCAGGATAGTGCGGATCGAAGTAGCCATAATAATAACAAGCGGTTCTCCTTCGCCAACAATGTCCTGGATTTTTGTGATTTCATCATCCAGCTTTTCCAAAATGTTAGTTTTGTCCGGCGTGAAAGTTGCCGTTTCATGAGATGCGCCCTTTGCCAAAGCCGCAATCTTAGAGTAGCGGAACGCATCCACTTCCGGGATAACCTGTGTACGCTGGAACTCGCCCATAACGTTTCCGGCGGATGCCACAAAATTGGATTCATCCACATCCATAGCGTCAAGCATAAACGTGCGCCCGCGATCCTGTGTTAATTTGTAGTCTGCGTATTTCAGCGTTACAGCACCCTGATTGAACCCACTGTCACGGTCGTACTTCGCTAAGCCGCCGATAGAAATCTCCGGCATTTTTACCGTATCCCCGCCGCTGTATTTTACATTCTGTGCATTAGCTTCCATCCATCCGGAAGTCGCACCTACCAGCATTTGCTTATCTAAGCTCTGCTGAAAATTCTTTGCATATTCAAGTGTATTAATTGCCATTGTCTAATTCTCCTTTTTTATCAAATACCTAATGCCTGTTCAAATTGCTGCTGCACGGTCAGTTTTGCCGCATCGCCGCCGTCGGAACCTGATCCGGGATGGATGCCATCTACTTCTTTTTTCTGTTTACCCACGACATCAAACAGATACGCGTCTGATTTCTGCAGCTCTTTAATTTTGTCAGAAAGTCCAACGACTTCCCCTTTTTCGTCCAGCCTTGCGTCTTTCAAGTCCAGCAGAGCGCGGGCAGCCTTAATATTCTTTGCCTTTGCCGCAGTCAGAGAACGTTCTACCGCCGCATCCAGTTTCATCTGCGCAAGCTGCGTAGCATGTTCTGTTTCCATAGTCTTGGCAGCCACCTGCATAGCCTCAATCTGTTTCTTGAGCTCCGCATTACTATCATTGTTCTTTTTTAAACCCTCAATCTGTTTTGATAATTCCCCTTTCTCTTTTTCGGCATTCTTCAGGGCTTCGTTCTTTTCGTTGAACTGTGACTTAGCCACATAATTTTTACCGTAATCCTCCGAAATCTTCGCAACCTGTTCATCAGTCAGCCCCAACGCCTTTAACTCTTCTTTTGTCATAATGATCTCCTTTCGACTTTTTATCGTGGTTTATCCCCCACACCGGAAATACCTGTTCTTTTTCGCCTGCAGTACGGAAAAGGCAATATAAAAGCACCCGTTAAGAGTGCTTTTATTAAAAACTATTTTGTGCTTGCTCTGGCTTCTGCCAATAGCTGATCTTGAAAATCAAACAACCCTTGTCTCGTCACCTGCATACCTTTATCCAACATATAGTGGGCATTCTGAATACGGGCGTCTACATTCCATCCCACAACGGAATTAATGTCCGTATCATAGAGATTCTCACCCGGATAATCGGACGGTCTGAGTAAGTCTATTTCCATCAGCCTGTCCACGATATACTTGGCCGCCAAATTCCTTTCTTCCTTATTTGTCATATACTGCAATGTGTTTCTCAAAATATACAGCTGACGAATAGCCAGTTCTGAAACTACTTTCCGCTTTTCTCTGATAAGCTCTGCCGCTGAACAGAAATACTGTTTTACCCTTTCAATAATTTCCGCCGTATACCGTCCTGTCTTTTTAAGCAAGGACACCACGGATGCCTGGGTCAAGATAATCAGGCGGCTGTTGCAGGTATGTAGATTATTTTCATACCGATACTGGCGGAGTGTCTCCTTAGTCAGCATAATATAGGGTATGTAATACCGCTTGAGCGACCATAGAGCCGCGGCATGGTCAAATCCTGCCACAAATTCCAAATCCGCCAGTGTCATACACGGAACACCGTTGAAATACTTGCACCGGAGAATCTGCGGCGGCAACCATCTCTGTTTGGGCTTTGGGTGCTTCAAGGCTTCTTCCATGGCATGAAAACGGTTAATGTAAGTGGCGGTAAATATCGCCCCTTTCTTTCCTGTCATTTTATGAGCAATGAACTCACACCCTTTCTTTGTGATAAGGTAGCATGTCAATTTTCTACCAATCTTGTCCTTATACGATGATTCCTGCCAAAATTCATTCAACGCAATTTTGCGTTCAATAGAATCGGAGAGATAGTTACTAAAAATGTTCAAATCTCTCAACAAATCCGCATGTCTTTTCTCCACCATTCTTGCCACTTCACGACTGTCAATAGTCAGCCGGTTCATTTTTTGAATAATTTCGTTCATAATAAAACTCCTCTCGTTTGAAAGAGAAGTTCCCACCATGATATAATATTTCACGGAAGGTAACTTCCTAACCAAAAATAGAGCATCGTAATCTTTCCACGGAGCACGATGTTCTATTTTTTTATGACCATTTCTATCCCCCGTCTTACAACATCGGTACGAGTTAATTTATTTTCCTCGCAATATTTCACAAGTTTATCATTTAATTCTTTATCGATGCGAGCTTTAACCTCTATTGTTTTGGGGTTCTTAGATTTTGGTCGTCCTATTATTGCGGCGCTCATATCATCACCTCACTTTCTGTGCCACAATTATATTTTATATATCGTGTCACAAAAAGTCAAGAGGGAAAATAAAAAATATTTCAATATAAAACCGCCTACCTTTGTAAGCGGTTAAGTATCTACGTTGTTAGAGAGCACCCGTTAAGAGTGCTTTTGAAACCGTATGTTATTTTTATCCGCTACCAATCCGGATGAGTAGTGATTTTAGTGATAATATCCTCGGCGATGTTTCTGTCATCTTCATTTAACCCCTGTATATTATCAGCAATAGCATCCACTAAATCCGCGGCTTTCTCATCTTCCATCTCATCAGAAAAACTGAAGTGCATTTTCTTTAAGAACATTTTTTCTTTTTCAGTAAACTCATACCGTAGAATCATTTTATTTCCCTTTCTTATATTTTTTCAGGCGAGATTTACCTGTCGGCCACGATGTAATAATAACCCCCGTGTCAGGATTTATATTCACAGTTGTAGCTTCACCGATAAATCTTTGCGAGTTTCCATTTTCTTTTACTACGACCTCTCCAACATGCAGCGGATTTATCAATGCATCTCTAATACCATCTAAATCAAGACTGCGGACATCCGCCCTTTCCTGCTGGTGTTTAGACAGCTTGGCAATAGTAATTCCGTTACTGGTTTTTAACCCGGTCAACGCACCGGTATCGGTATTCTTTACGTATTTATTATACCATTCCTCATAATGCAAATCACCTTCAACAAATACCGTCTTCCCTGTTGATAGGTCACGTGCCGCCCTCGTTGCTTCTGTAGCATCTGTTACGCCTTCAATATACGGAACCGTCGTAGAGCGGCAGTAGCAATGAAACGGCGGCATGGTAATTCCCGGCTTAGCGTCTTTTCTGTCGAATACTTTTTTATCCAGATGACGACAAATGTCCGATGTCTTCAAATCCAGTACAGCCAGTATCTGATATTGTTCCACGTCCAATGTATCGTAAGTATCAAGCATCGCTTTTTCCTGCACATATGCTGTTTCCGTTTCTATCAAACGACAGGCGTTGCTGAATGATACATTAAATCGTTTTTGTATCCGATTAATTAACGGTGCCACGCCTTCACCAATCATAAAAGACCGTGTCATTTCTGTCTGCAGGGTATTCATGAGCTGCGCTTTATTCTCCCATATCCGCTGTGAAAAGTCTTTACCGTCGCTTGCCCACGGCTTGGATACTGCAGTTTCTATATCCTGCTTTGCCACTTCCTTAAATGTGGAAAACTTGCCTTTCAATTTTTGCGCTTCATACGCCGTTTTGTAAACGCTGTCTTCATATACTTCAGAAAGCAAACTACGCATGCTTAGATTTTGCGATTTTGCCAGTTCTTCAACATACCGCGATGTCTTAATATATAATTCCTGGCTCCTGTCCAACCGTGCGCGAATAGAAGCTTTATCCAACATTTTGATATATTTTTGCGAAAGGTCTTTCTTCTTGGCCAGTTTGATATATTCTTTTAGTGTCAGCTGAAATGCTTTTAACTCCCGTGCATCGAGTTCCCTTTTCGCATCAGCCAGAGACATTTCATTTTCTTCCGCGTATCGGTAATACCAGTCCAGCACTTCCTTGCGTAATGCGGTCAACGCTTTCACGTATTCCCTGCGCATAGCAGCCGTGACGGTTTCCGCTTTCCCCATCTGCTGCTGTTTCAATCGTTCAAAACGCTTTTCCCAGTAATTCATTCTTCAGTACCGTTAAGTTCGGAACCGTTTGCCGCATAATCAGGCATAAGAGCCTCAGTATTTTCCTTTTCAAGCCGTGCCAGTTCTTCCGCCGTATCTTTCGTCCATGGATGGTTAGCAACAATTGTTTCCTTACTGATGATTCCAACTGAATTTTTGCAGTTTTGAATGACTTCCGACTCATTAACAGGCGTATCCCGGTTAAAGATGAATTCCACTTTATTTTTATCAGGATTCATGCCACTAATGCGTAAGAATGTATTCACAAACCACATCAGCTGTTCCAGACTAGCCTGAAATTCCATCTCCATGTTATTGGCGTCTAAGTCTATATCGCTGTAGATAGAGCGGATATTCATCTGATTGGGATTATTTGACATCCGGTCATCTTTGGCATCAAAACCATGGCCGTTCTCAATAATCGCCTTCTTTAGCAATCTGATAATCAGATCATAGTTGTCAGCATTGACTTCAATGCTAAGCGTCCGCACATCGCCTTTTCTGTCTTCCGTTCCTACTTTGATTACACCGTAAGCAATTAAGTTCCGGCGGAATTCCGATAAATCCTCACCTTCATACCCCTCCAGAATTAGAATGGTGCTGCGAATGTCTTCCGCCATGTTATCACTGTAATTACTTAACAGCGCATTCAGGGCGTCCTGTAAACACTTCACCCGATTTATCAACGGAATTTCCCGATTATTGTACTTGAACGCAATCAGCGGCACTCTGTCCCAATTAAATGGCTCCCCGTTTACCGTGAGGTAGTCGGCGTCTGTCTGCTCTACATCGGGAATAAGCTTTTTGCTGTCCGTGTAAATGTATCGACGTATACCTCCAGTCGTATAGTGCTCTACTTTCCATATGATTTTCGGCTGCGTGCCCTCATAAGTAAAGACAGAATAGATCCGCAGAAATGAGTCCAGTATTTCATGTTCTTCATCTACCCAAAACGGGAGAATCTGTTCCGGGGCAAACCTCTTAAACCGAAGCTCGCCATTTGAGATGTACGGATGCAGATATCCCAGCCCGCAGTTCAGTACATCCGCGCCCAGATTCTTCAATCGGCGGCGAAACGTTTGATTAAATACGGTGTCCAACTGTTTACCGTATAATTCATCATCTGTCCGTACTTCCATCGGCTTAGACAACAGATAGCTTACTTTTTGATCCACCAATTCCGCATAGCGGTTATCCACAATCCGATTATTCGGCAGACCATTAACTGTCCGAGTATTGCCGTTCGCATCTACAGCCTGTCTTTGTTTATTTAAAATATCATGGTCTCCATCAAAGTACCGCTTGCCGATAATCATCTGATTTCGTTTCCCTGAATCAATCCATGCTTGAAGTTCCAGTTCCAGAAATTCTATTTCCGTGAGCCCGCTGCCGCTCCCACGGCGTATGATATTATTCCACAACGCATTTAAGCTAAGATCCATCGTCCACCGCCTATGTTAAAAATTGAATGCCGCTGCCTCTTCGCCCGAATCGCTCCATGGCATACCTCATAGCATCTAAGCAATGATTGAAATCGTCAATTGGTTTATTCACCTGATTATCAAATTTATCCTTATCCCACGTGTAATTACCTATTTCCGTGAGGAAATTAACGCAACGCGGATGAATAACAATTTTATAATCCTGTATCAACTGTATACCGTTCAGTATGCTGTCTCTGCCTTTCTTTGCAGCATGAATACGAGTCAGTCCTAATGCACGGAGCTGTGCGATTGACTTAGGTTCCGCGCTGTCGGCCGTAATGTTTTCCTTGCTATATCCCATTCGGCTTATTTCTTGATAAATCATTTCGTTGGTCAGGCCTTTTTTGTACATTTCATCAAATACATAAATCTCCCGTGCTTTCGTATCTACCAGCCCACAGAAGAGCGCGGACGGGTCATTTGTATATCCGAAGTCAAGACCAAATGTGGATTGCACACTTTCTCTTCCTGCAATTTCTGCGGTATCAAATGCCCTCTCTTCCCAGTTTTCATATACCAGTCCCTCAACGATACCCCAATCGCCAAGTCCTGCCACCTGATATCGTCTCGGATTGTTCAGCCGCATGCGTTCAAACATACTGCGATCAGAATCATCAAGAAATTCATTACATTGGTAGTTCGTTGTCTTTGCAAGAATATCATTATCCGCCTTATCAAAAAACCTCTTTTTGAGCCAGTGTTTTTCATTCCACGGATTAAAAGTCAGCGTTGCCTGCTTAAACAGTCCTTTCGGCACTTCACCTCGTATAGATTCATCCAGTGTATCAAATGCTGCCTCTGACGTAATTTCATACACTTCCTCCACCCACAGCCAACAAAGCACACCAACGTCCACCGTAATAGACGTAACTTTTAGCGGATCATCCAGTCCCCGAAAGAATATCTTCTGTCCTGTCGGCTTATAAGTGATTTCAAGAGGACTTTCTCTGCAGATAAAATAATCGTCCACCCCTAAGCGGTGTATTGCCCATTTAAGCTGTGTATAACAGCTGTCTTTTAACGTTCTGAAAGTTTTCCGTACCACCAGCAGGTTCGCTTCGTGATACTTCATCAGGTTATAAATAAACCATAATGCTGCGGTAACTGACTTCTTACTCGCACGGCTGCCTTTAACCACACGGTACCTGCCTTTGAAATTCCAGAAGTCCCTGTAACCGCCGCCGATAACATCCGGAAGATATATCCTATTGGCATTACTCATGGATTTCACGCTCTCCGGTGATAATCACAGGTACCATTTCAATCTTCGTATCAAAACTGAAAAGGTCGTGGCGTTTCCCCATTAACTCAAGTGCTTTTATCTGGTCTCTTGCAGAAATTTGTTTTTTTATTATCTTTGCTTCGCTGAACCCATCGCCGATACCTTCAGTAACGACTACTTCTTCTTTAAGTTCCCCTCTTCCTGCTTTAGACAGCCGCCACAGCGCTTCCGCTGCAGACATCATGCCGTCTTCAAAGACTTTGTCCTGCAATTCTTTGATACGACTTTTTATTTCAACATTCTTCAACAATCGCTGACCCATTGAATATGCCGTTTTCTCACTGTATCCCGCTCGTATAGCTGCTTGCGTTGCGTTCAGATTAATCAGGTACTCAACGCAGAATTTTTCTTGTCTTGGTGTCACGCCATCACCTCCTTTCTGCAATAAAAAGGCACCCGTTAGAGTGCCACAAATTTACTGAGCCTACACGTCAAGAATACGATGCGTAGGCTCTTAATTAGGGAGGAAGTAAGTAAAATGTCCTTACTTTCACACCTACACTATATCACATGTCTATAGTGGCTTTTAGTGGCGTGGATTCCAAATCACGTAAAGCTGCACCATGAATTCGATATACCCAACGGAGATCAAAATACATCTGCATCGTAATCTCTTCCCATTTTTGATTAAGTATGTATCTGCGGTACAACACTGCCCATCGGTCATGATCTTTTTCACAGCTAATCAGAGTCTCAGCTTTATCCTGCATATCCATTAAACGAACAAATTCCCGTGATGTTTCTGCTCTTTTCAATTCGAGCCTGCAGATTACCTCATCAAGCGATTTCACACTGTTTGATTGTATTTTGTCACCTAGCTGTGGAGATTTTAAAGAGATAACTTCACATTCAATTTCTTTTAGCCGTTCTTTGCAAGCTTCTACCCGTGCATGCTGCCGCCGAACATCATTCAGAAATTCTTTAACGGTCATCATATGTACCCCTGCCTGAAATCACACATAGAGAACAAATCAACAACCCGATACACGCGCCGAACATACAGCCTAATATGAACATCATAATTTGAAACCTCCCTCTTTAATCACTTACGCTTTTTTGAAAATCCCATGCATTTTTCATTACCCGGTAAATCTGCTGGGCATTAAACTGCCGAAACATATCATTCATTATTTCCTGAAATACACTCTTGGACGGCCATGTATCAGAAGATACACAAGGCTTAAACAAATATGGCCATCCGCTACCTGTTAATCCACAAGATGAATTCTCCTGTAAATAAGTTCCACAACCGCGAACCAAGAACAAATAACTGCAGAGATTCATATTTACAGCTTTAGCTTCAGTAAACATAGACAACCATATATCAGAATCCGACTGCGGCCAGGGATCCACAAAAATTTCACTGGCCATTTTCTGAATACCGGGAATACAAGACCGTCTTGCATTCATCTCACAGATTTTTAATAATTTCCATCTTTCCGTATCGAAATTCATCGTTGCGTTACACCTCTCTGCTACCGAACATTTGAACTATTTTTTATGGGTTACCCGTTAACGTGTGACCCAAGCCGTCTCTCGGAACACCGATAAAATATGCCGTGACCAAAGGTCAAAAACGGGTTACACGTTAGCGCAAATAGGGTGTGTGTTTTTTATAGACCCCCCTTATACCCTCCTTATACCTAGGGTAGGGGGGGGGTATATTTCAACCAACTATATATATTTAACGTGTAACACGTGTAACCTAACATATCTATACCTCTTTTCTTTCGATAATCACTGGTAAAAATCGGGTAACACGTTTTTCGGATTTACGTGTAGCTTACGTGTAGCCCGTGTAACAGAAATTAATTAAGTATTGTAATAACACGGCATGCTTTTCCCTGGTATTTCACAACATTCAAATTTCTTACCCATCCATCGGCGCCTGTGGACGTTTCTATTTTCTTTTCTGTAGCAAATTCTTTAATCATCTTTTCGTAGCTGATACCGTCCTTGTCCATTGCCTCACGCAACGCGTTGGGGAATACGTGGGTCTTTCCTCCTCGGATAAACCCATAGAGGGGTGAAACTGTTTTCTGCATGCTGCTATAACTTTCGTTATCGAAATGGGCTGTATTGGCGGCCATCCAGTTTTGAACAAAATCCCACGCACGGTCTGTATCGGAAATTTCATGGATCGTCGGAAGGGATTTAAATACTTCTCCACTCATATATTCCGCCTGTGATAAAGCTGTCTGGATATCCATATGCCACAGCCACATTCCTGCAAGTACGTCAGCTGTCGTAATAAGCGCCACGGCGTCTATATGGACAGGGCTGTAATCGGTATACCGCGTAGACAGGTCCTGCCGGATACGGTTCCACACCTCGCCAGCCACTGGTCGGTTTGTAAGCAGCGCTTTAATGTACAGGGAGCCCGCTAATCCATAACTGTCCATTTGATGAACCTGTTTAGCAAGTCCATCCGGAAGAACAGGATACGTATTGATTTCAAGGATTCGGTTCTTAACGCCGCGGACGGAATTTTCCCGGGTAAGCGGTTCTTCCCCGTTGGTCATGCCGATGGTTCGCCAGTAAGCGGTCTTCTGCAGGCCCGTCTTGCTGGCGCGACCCTTGCCTTTACCGCCTTCCAGCATATAGACCACATATTCCAAATAATCCTGCTTGTCACGCCCATGGCCTGCGACCTGCCGCTCGTTAATGGCAACAGGAAAATCAGAGAGCAGGGATAGGCGGCGTTCCAATCCGGCCTTTGTCGTGAGGAAACTGGTCATCATCCGGTCAGGATTCCCCCATACGCTCATGGCCATTTTCATGGCAGCCGTCTTCCCGCCGCCGGACGTACCCCAAAAATACAGAAGGAAATTCCGCTGGCGGAACAATCCCAGTAAAGGCGTAGCGAAGGATGCTGCCATAAGGAACCGGGCGAAGGTATATTTCCGGATTTCCCCGGCCAGCTGATACCAGTGTGATAATTCTCCGGCCGCCTGCATAGCTTCCGTAATATCCCCCTCGTCATCCATTTCAATCCGGTAATCCGTGTTAGACGGAAGGATAAATTCTTCACAATGCTTACGCCATCCCAAGCGGGAGACGCTGTAGCACAAAGGGATTCTGTCTTGGTTCATGGCTTCCATCTGCTGTAAGTATTTCACAAGATATTTTGCTGTTTCTGATGAAATATTGAGGCCCCAGTCAGACAGCTTGACGATGCTTCGGCTGGAAAATACGGTCGACCGCGGCTGGACTGTCCGGCGCCATTGGTTATAATATTTGAAGCATATTTCGACCTTTTCAGTATCCATATCCATGTTATACAGCCGTGACGTCAGAACTACCGGAACGCCCGATGCCGGATTTCTGATCACATCCCCGTCCATCCGCTCGCGGTATTCACACACACCGGTAGCGTCCACAGAAAAACCTGCAGGTATCCGAAGGTCTATTGGACAATCAGGAATGAGTGATTTCGTCGTTTTAGGAGCTTTAGATGTTCCTTGAGATGTAGATATCCTTTCCGTAGATGAGGACTCAACGTGAAAGCTTTTCCGGCGTTCCTCGGCAATGATTTTGGATAAGTCATTAAGATTGATATGTCCTTTAAACCTTGCCTTGTGTTTTTGGAACTCCAAAGGCGCCTCTTTCTGAAGCAGAGCAAGCGCTCCAATAACTTCAGGGGTAAAAACCGTTTCAGGGTTTGGCGTCGTCACCGCCCGCAATGTGGCCATGGCATGGGGTATATTGGCCAGTGCCCAGCCGGAAGGACATTTGACAGGGCAGTTTTCACAGTGTTTAAATCCGAGCGTTTTCTGTATATACTCACATGTGCGTGGACTCATATTAGAAAGGACTTCTGTAATCTTGGCATCAGTCTTTTCCGCGTTGTATCGTCTATGATCAGCTTTGGATAGTTCATGGCATGCCCCCGGTCCGTCAGAAGCTCTTGCCAGATTGGAAAGAGCCGCGACCCATTCGTCATAAGTGATGGTATCGGCATCCAGTTCGCAATGCTGCAGAAATTTACAATTAGACAGCATCATGAAAGAGTTGCCGTCCGTTTGGCGCCGCTCAAAGCCTTGCTTGCGATCAGAAAGCAATTGAGGTATTTCGACCTGCAAAGATGCAAAATCTTTATAACGGTAACGAAGATCCGCGTATTCAATCACTTCACAAAGCACCGGATTTTCAGGATCCTTAAAATTCCACGTATAAGGCACCCTGAGTATACGCGACAAATCAGCCGTCGCGTCAATTTTCCAGCCGTTGGCCGCCGCACTGTTCCGTATGATTTGCTGAAGCTTGCGGACAGTATTAATGACTTCCGCCCGATTTTCGTCGTTGATTATAACGGGTTCTTTAAGCAGCCAGTAAGCATGAAGCCCGTGCCCGGAAGACACAATGATAGACGGTGGATACTTTTCCGGTAATAATCCCATCGCTTCATCAACGGATTTCGGAAGATTTTCTGCTTTATGTGCCGCAGAGTCCACTATATCAATATCTACCCAGAGACAGGCAATAGATGTAACATTCTGTTGCTTAGTGCGAAGATCAGCAGGAAGAGGATCGGCCGTTGTCCCCAAAGAAAAATAGACATCCTTCCGCATGCCGGAAAGCATTCGCGCTGTGTTCCATATTTTTTTAGAGACTCCGGGTTCCAACAGGTATGAATGAGTTGCCTTGTCCTGTTTTGTCCAAAGATACACATACCCATGGCATCCTTTGTATATCTCTTCAAAAAAATCAAGTTCTGTCATAGCTGCTTACCGGAAAGAATCTGTTCTGCATCTTCACAGGACCGGGCGATTCCCGCGCGGGCTCCCCGCTCTTGCAAATAGTCAAGCATGTTCTGCTGTACCGGGCGCACCCTTCCGTCCGGTTTCTTGATTTCAATTCCGCAGAAGACTGCTATTTCCTTCCCGACCATATTCGTGGTAATAGTGATTGTACGGAACCCAAATAAATCAGGGAACCCCGCCGGTAAACCCGTAGAAAATCTCCGGGCTCCGTAAATGGTTACTGATCTTGCGCTGCTTTTATGTACAGTTCCCGTCCATCCGCTGCCTACATTAGCGCGAAACATAGTTCCCAGCTTGTTTTCTGATATATGTAAACGAATTAAATTCTGTAATTCATGCTCAGTCATCATAATCACCTCTATTATTGAAATTAAACGGATTGCCGGATCCCTTTGATTTCCATCATCTTTCGTACCCAGCCAAATTTATAGCCCCGCCGGAGAGCGATATCTTCCAAATCCTGCCGACTTCTGGCCCGTCCGACTTCTTGACGCTTCCGCTTTTTCTCCAGCAGTTCCAGGCTGTCAATTTTCGCCAGCTTTCCCGCTTCTTCTTTTACTTTCCTCTCGGCCACAGGCGGCACATATCCGCAGTAAGGACAGGTACGCTGTGCCGTCATCCACACCTGATAACATTTCGGACACTGATGCATAGATATTTCCCGTATCCGTTTCTTTTTAGGTTTACTGTCCAGCGTCCATTCTTGCGGCGCATTAGGAAGGCCATAACGGAAGCAATTTCCCACATGGTCAATAATAACGGCCACCTTGGAAGGATTATCGGGATCGGGACGAAGCGGACGCATAGACTGCTGGATAAACAGTGTCAGGGACGCTGTCGGCCGCGCCAGAATCACCGCTTCCATTCCCGGCACATCAAACCCTTCTCCCAAAAGATCCACATTGCATAGAACACGGAGTTTTTTGCGGCGGAAATCGGAAATAATCCTGTCCCTTTCCGCCTTGTGTGTTTCTCCGTCCACATGGGCTGCGGATATCCCGGCCGCCCGGAATTTTGCCGCCGTGTGCTCACTGTGCTTACGAGACACGCAGTAACAGACCGTCTGCCGGCCGTCTGCCAGCTTTTGATAATTAGCAACAATATCCCCCACGAGGGCATCATCGTCTACAGCACGTTCCAATTCGGACTTCACATAATCTCCGAATTGGATACGTACTGATTTAATATCCGCCTTGGATGGCGGCGCATAATAGTTATATTTGGACAGATTCCCCCATTGGATCAGCTCATCTACAGACGGCCCCATAACAAGAGATTGAAAAATATCTCCCAGTCCGTTGCCGTCAAGCCTTGCAGGTGTAGCCGTCACACCAAGCGTCATCGCCTGAGGGAATGCCTCCATGATTTTCTTCCACGTTCCTGCTGTCGCATGGTGTGCCTCATCGATAATGATGAAATCAGGTGGCGGGATACGGGTAAGCCGTCGCGCCACTGTTTGGACGGAACCGATCTGGACAGATGATTCATAATCAGCAGGTACACCGGCAGAAATGATACCGTGACGGATATTCATTGCTGTAAAAGTGCGGTCAGACTGGTCGATGAGTTCCCGGCGATGAACCAGGAACAGTACCCGTTTATTAACCAGTGCCGTTTTTCCCGCCATCCAGCCAACTACAACAGTTTTTCCTGCCCCACACGGGGCGACGGCACAGACACGCTGAACGCCCGAAGAAAAATCTGCGGCAATCCGGCTGATCAGATCCGTCTGGTAACTCCGCAGATTAAACATAGTATTAGGCCTCCCACGGAGCGGTGCCCGGGACAGCAATATTCATGCCCTGCAGCGTCTGTGGTGCTGCTGTCTGTACAGGCGGTACGGCAGCTGCCGGCT